TACTTCCCCCACTCGTCTTAAGTTTAAAGCCATGAAAATCACCCCCTTTCTATTATAGTAAGCATTCCATTAATTTACCCATCATTATATTTTGGTAGAATTCTGTAAAATATTGCCTTTTATTTTTGCCATTAGTTTTCATGTGACAACTTCTACATAAAGTTATAACATTCTCTGGTATATTGTTCTTTTTGTCATAATCTATATGATGTGCATCTAAAGTATTTGATTTATGTTCACAATTTGGGTCTTGACATGTATAGTTATCTCTTTCCAATATTTGTTGTTTAAATCCCTTATTGAATTCAGGGGGATATATTTCAAAGGATTTTCCATTTTGCCAATTAGTTGATAATTCACCAAATCTATGAGTATCATACATAGGATTATTTTCTCCTTTATTTCTTTCAGAATTCCTTCTATTCTCCTCTTCTGTATGTTTTCTACCTATAGCTTTTTCTCTTATCTTTTGTCTTGTTTCTTCAGATACTATTTTACCATACATGGGATTATTCTCACCTTTTCTTTGCTTAGACCATATTTTTTTAGTTTCTTCTGTATATTTTTTACCTAAATGACTTTCTCTCATTTTTTGTCTTGACTCTTCTGTTCTTTTTTGACCTTTATTTGATTCAGAAGATAATTTGTATTGAACACAACCGCAAGAGTTTTGTTTTAAACCATTAGTTAATCTTCTTTCAACTTCTTGTAAACAAGCAAGGCATTTAAAAACGGCCCAGGATACTGCATATCCATTTTTATCTCTTCTTGTTGGTAAGTTTCTAATTAATTCCATTTCAGCGTTTCTCCCAAATTTCTATCAATTGTTGATAAGATGTCCCATATTCTAAATTCTGTAAGTTAATTTTTATAGAATTAATTCCGTTTAGTAAATCCCCTATATAACAAGTTCCTTCCAACAAAGTAAAAGCTGTTCCAACTGTGGAAAGAACCTTTCTTGGATTACTTTCTGAATTAATAAAAAATCCTATATTGGTTGTACCTACAGAAGCCATAGCTTCTGCTTTTACAATCAAAGTATTACTTTCCATTTCTGAAGTATTCCTAACAAACCTCAATTCCTTCTGTTCAGCCCAAGCTGTCCCTGCATAAGTTACTAAATTATCATCTGCTGTGATGAACCTAGTAATAATACTTTGTGCTACCCTTGCTTCCAAAAAATCGTAAGAAGCTGCCATAAAAGTTCTTGGTAAGATTATTGCCATTTTATTGTGTTTTTCTACAAATAAATTTTAATCTAACCATGCAGTCTTGTTCACCAGTTTTACCCAATCTTTTAATTCTAATTCCTCTTAGAATAAATCCTGTTTGATAAAAAAATAAAGCGTCTCTCTCCTTGCTAAAGAGATCTTCATCTATCTTGTCAAAAGAAGTAAAATAATGTGCCCCTATAAGATTTAAGGATTCTATCGAATCTTCTGGAATAGGCCATGTATCAAATATTTGTATGGAAAAAGAAGAAGGTATATCTGAAAGAATATTTATCCAAAGTTGGTCAATATCTATTACAGGGAAAGCATCTATTTCAACATCACTATAAGTATTATAATAAAAAGTATCATCCAGAATTAGGTCAAAATAGAAGTATTGCCCCTTTGTTTCAAAACGAGTCTGCATATTATATATACATTATTTTTTAACATAAAATGTTTCAATTTCTGTTACAAGTAAATCTATTATTCTTCTTTCCCACCCTTTTTCATATTTTAAAAGCTTCTCATTCTTTTTCTCAATCTCATCATAATAATCTTCACGTTCAAATACAGCTCCAATAGAAACTTTTAAATCAGATTGTAAAGATAGTACTCTAAATGTTTGAGATCCAATTATCCCATCATCCAACAACCCAAGGTATTTTTGTATAAATTTCTTGGCTGTAGAAACACCACAATTAATAGCTGCATCAAAAGAAACCTTGGCTAACATGGGGTATCCAGCCGAAACAAGTTTGTCACAATTTGCAGGAATCCAATAATCTTTATAATAAATTTCTTTGGCCTGAGTTATTGTTAAATTTTTAATATCTAAATTTGGATAAGATTTTTTACTGACCCCAAATTTTGTTTCCCCACCAGGATCGGAAGGGTCATTTACATAACCACCCTCAACCCCTATTGTAAATTCAAAAGCTTTATCAAAACCCTCATTCATTTACTTTCCTCTCTTGCTCCATGCATGGGGATTTCGTAAGCTCCCCAATGACTACACCCAATGTCTTTATTTGTAAATTTTTAACTTCCACATTTTTTGAGAAGTGAAACACAATTAAACCACCAACAATACACCAAACTATGCTTATTAAAAACACATATTTAAGAATCTCTTTAAATTTATCCATTATTCATTCTCCTCCAATGTTCCAGAATAACTTGCTGCTACATAAGGACCAGCACCACTAACTTCGCAACTTGCTTTAATAACTGAAAGCTGTGGTATTTTCTTTGGTATATGGAATATTTTATTATATGTGGAATTTTGAAGCATTGCAGTATCAGTAAATAAAAAAACATTTACTATCCTTGTTCCATGTATTGTCGTTGCTCTTAATCGAACCCTTGCACCATTAGCAGTAGCTAAAGAAGCCCCAGTAGTAGACCATTCATGCAAATAAAAAGTTTTCCCAAAAGGGACCATTCTTTGACAACTTAAAGACATATTACCACCAACAGAAATCATATTGTAAACAGCAGCCAATGTTCCATTTGCACATATAGAAATATCCCCTTGAGCAACTGTACCTGAACCAACTTGTATTGCATGAATAGCATTCACAAATCTTATATTTGTTCCCAAAGCCCTAACCCATGCTGTTCCATTCATATTTACAGTTTCATATTGCTCATTCCCAATAGCATCTAAATAATCTATTTCTACTTTTTGAATCCCTGTACCAGTTAATCTATCATCATAAGAAGAGGATAAAACCATCATTTGTTCCCCTCCTGATTGATTAGGCCAAGGCTGTGTAACTGAAGAACCTCTCCATAAATCTGAACCACCAGCAACAACTTGAATAGCATCCCTTTCACCAAAACCTAAAAATTCTGATATACCTTCTATAGAACCACGAGCTATTTCATCCTCAACAGCATTCGACAAAACCCAATTTTCTTTTCTTCTAATTGTATGGGACATGTTTTAAAACAACTCCTTAATAATTAGATTTTACTTCGTTTGGATTATTCATACTTTTTACCCAATCCATATTGTTCATAATTTCATTCATAATTTGTTGCATGTGAGTTTTAATTATGGACTTAACCATCATTTCCCCATTCTTGGTTTTCATTTCATCCATCATTTCCTGCATGTGTTCTTTCATAACATTCATAATATTTTTTATCTTTTCTTCATCATGGTTTGCATATTCTTCTAATGCAATCCAAAGTTCTTCTTTTAATTCATTGTTTAAAGTTGAATCTTCATATTTTTGAAATATATCCATATCTTCACTAAGGATTATTGGGGCAAGGTCTGTTAAAAATGGGCGATTAGTCAAGGCACCGCCGAAAAGTACATTCTTATATTCTTTCCCAGTTTCTTTATCAGTATAAGAATCACGATATTCTGGGCTAAAATATTTGAAGCCTTTCTGCTCAATGAGTTCAATCCCCCAAGGGGTCCATTCTATCAAAGCCAATAATCTATCACCTTTTATTTTTAACTCCTGAATCCAACCAGTAGCCCCATCAGAGGGTTCATGGGTCTTGTCCAAAGAAATATCCCTCCCCAAAACCCTGTCTTTCCAATTTTTGATAAAATCACCAAATAACTTAGTTGTGCCTTCTATTATTCCATATTTCGGGTGGGACCATTTACCAATACGAAATATTTCTATCCAAGAAGACTTTTTCCCTTCTTTTTCTTCCAATTGAATATCAGAAATATCTGTTAAATAATAAAAAGATTTTTCAGGATCTTCTAAATTCTTTTTTACAACGGAAGCGGCTTGGCGTATAGCAGAAACTTCACATTCTTTTTGATCCCCACCTTTTTCCACACAACGACTTAAAGCAGAATTGGCAACTTTTACCCACAAATCCTTCCCTTTTTTATCAAGACCTTTGTAATGACCATCAACGTCCCCAGAAGTCCAAGGCATGTTTATCAAACTCCTTTTTAAATGTTAAAATTTATTTTTCAAATAATACTTCTTTTTTATTTCATCTTCCCATATAGAAAATGCTTCAAAATTTGTATCCATTATGTATGCAACGGCTTTTTCCTTAACTAATTTTTCCTCCCTAATAGTTAAATCAAAAGAAGAATCAATTTCAAATTCTTTATCCAGGACTGTTTCACCTTTCTTACCAATAAAAACCACTTCTATAATATTATTTACTAAAGAATCTTTAACTTTTTCTTTCGTATTTTCTATATTATTAATAACCAAAATTTCTTCTGGATTAAATTTTGGTTCTGGTACTTCTGGTAAAAAAGGAATAATATCAATTATTTCTTCTTTTTTTCCTTTAAGAAAAGGAACAAGTAAAAGAAAAGGGGCATATCTTGTTATCATACTTTCAGTAGGTTTAATCCATGATCTTTCAGGGATAAACTCTTCATCAGAAGTTAGGGATTGCCAGAGACATCTACAATGGGGGTGGGCCGGGGGCATATAAATAGTATATTCTGGGTCGGTGGCTTCCACAACCATCCCAGATCTGCTTGCACAATAAACACAAGTCTTTGGATCATCTTTTGCAACCCATTTAAATCTAACAATTCTTGGAGAAATTATGTCTACTAATTTCATGTTTTTTAATCTATCTAAAGAAAGCATTTTCACAATTAAATAAACTCCTTTGAAATTTTTGCTCTACCTTTATTTAAGAACAACATCCATTCAGAATTAACAATATCCACTAAATTTTTATCTTTTATGGTATCAAATTGAGCTTTTACATCATTTATAATTGCTTGTTCTTTCAATTCAGATGAAGCTGAAAGTAAAGCAATCTCCGTTTTATACTTCATGTTGGAAAAATATTGGTCTGTTATAACTCTTGNTCTATCTTGTATAAAAGATTTTCCTTCTTTATCCAAAATAGGTTTATCTTCAATACCCAATTCTTGAATCGCTGTAGCTTGCCCAAAAAGATACCCCTCTTTCATCAAAGAAGAAAATATCCCCAATATTTTTGTGTTTAAAGGTCTCCATAAAGTAACAGTTTCAGTATCATTTTGGTCAATAACTTTTTTATACCAAATATCTTCTACTGAACCTTTATCAGATAACATCTTTATTATCTTATTTATAACTTGTTCCCTCTGTTTAATCCATATTTCATTTACTAAATTATCTAAATATTCTTTTTCAATCTTATTTGATTTTTCTTCTATTTCAGAAAACATTTTTGGGTCTTCAAATTTATTGGGTTCTCTCCACCAAGTAATTTCACCAAATTTTTTATTATCTGTTCCTTCTTTCTTAACAGGTTTGTTACCTTTTACAGAACCTTTCTTATTTTTATTTGAACCGTCAAGGTTTCCTTGACCATCATCATTAGTTGTATTTGGATTTCCATCATCATCAAGGGGTACTCCCACAACATCAGCAATCTCCCTTGCAGCAGGAATAGCAGATCCATTTTTTATCATTTCCATAAATACATCTTTTAAAAAACCTTTTCGTGCCTCTGTGATACGTTCAATTTTTATATAACATTCGGGTGCTTTAGCACCAAAGTTATATTCAACAAGGCGTCTAATCACATATTTGTTTACTTGATTTTCTATATCTACCAACAAAGCTTCTTCACCTAAAAGAAACATATCTGCGTGGGTCTGAGATAAAGAATAAGACCCTGCTTTAGATGAAGAATCTTGCGTAATTGTTCTTTCAGGGACAAACATAGCACGGAGGATTTTATTTTCAAAAAAAGTTAGTGCTGAAATGAACATTTCCCCACGTTTATCGTCAAGAAGATAATCAACCGTCCACTTTTTTGGCGTGTTTTCATACGTTGTACTTGGCACAGCAACAACGCTCTCCCCCTGTAATGCCTTCCCTATCTCCAAAGCAATGTCGGCATGATCTGTTCCATCTTTTGTTTGCCCCAAAGGAAAACCTATGATTGTAGGAGGGGTTCCTTTTCGTTCAAAATATCTCATCATGAATTGACAAAGATTTATCCAGAAGAACCAAACATCATAAGCAGGTTTCATTCGACTAACTCCAAACAAATTCCCAAAACTATCACCTTTATCATGTGTAAATATAAAAGATTTTTCCACCGGAAGAATTACATCTTTACCTACCCATTTTTGAACAATACCATTAAAATTCTCTTTTTCATCTAATTTAATAGTAACTGTATCAGGATATAAAGATTTAAACTTTTTCCACACAACAGCCTTGCCATTATAGAAAGGCTTATTTTCATACTTTCTATTCAGACTTATATCTTCTATATCATAAACTATTTCATGAGCTGCAAAACCAAAATCCACAGCACTTAGTGTAGAAGTTAATAAGTTATACCATAAAGGTCTTAATAATTGGTCAATAAATTCTGCAATATCCTTATCATCACAAACAGTTGTCCATTGCTGGCCAATTATGGGTAATTTTATAACTTTAAGCCCAGCAGCTATTTGGGCATTCATCCTCATTTTATTATATGTATCTATAGATATTTCATCGGGATTGTATTGTCCAATATGCTCTGCAATAAAACCATATATATTAGATAAAGGCCCCCCATGTTTAGCAAGTTCACTTGAATCAACTTTACCAACTTTTTTATCCAAAAAATTAGTAAAATCAGCAAGCAATGTGGGGTCTTTGCCAAATAATTGGTTTATTTCTTGTTTTTTTATAAAATTTTCAGAATGTTTGTATTTTGCCATATACTATATTATAGTATAAAAAACCATAAAAAATAAACAATTTCTTATAAAATTATAAAATTATAAAAATTTGAATTTTTTGGGGAATTTTTAAAAAATAGATATGCTCCAAAATGGAACAGGGGGTAAAGATATAAAAATGGCTTATAAAATAGTCCTTTCAGGACTTCAAATTAAAATATAAATTATGTTTTAGTGTATTTAGTGTAAATCAACTACGTTGTGTGACGCACGGTACTTCTGTGCGTCACGATTCAGAAGGTGAGTGAAACGAACCAAACCTGAATCGTTTTATTTCCTTAATAATGTTTCAGAATGAAACAGTTTAAGGGCAACCCCCCTTACCCCCCATAAAAAACATAAATGGAAGTGAGGTTGAAATTATTTAGTTATTTTCCTTGAAACCCTCAAGTAGTACCTGACATATCACACAGTTTATCCCTTTTAGAAATGCCTTTCCCTAAAAGAGATTCCACTTGTTTAATCTTTCCTACCCATTCAACCCAGCCAAACCCCAGAAGCCAAACTCAACCTCAGAAGGAATGATTTCAAAAATAGATAGTTAGTCAGGACATATATGTTTTTGCTGTTTTAGTGGAAACATTAGTCCACCTACAATATAAAAGCTATTGTCCCCGAAGTCCCTCTACCCTTTTGGGTTCCTTTGCCTTGTCACATTTACTAAATGCTATCGGGGTGGGTATTCTTCTTAAAATTGAATGCTATGGATGTTAGCTGCCGTTTCAATCTTTGTAAGAAAGCCCTTTTGTTTGTGCTTCTATCCTTTCTTGTTTTTCATCTTTTTTTATTAAAAAAGGTTTTTCTACTTTTTTGATTCGTTAATAATTTCATTAGAAAGGGAACTTTTTGTGTATTTATATAGTTTTGTTTTCCTTCTTTGCTTATTACTTTTATTTCTTCCATGCCAAGACCCCATTTTACTATTTCTCTTTATTCTTCAACCATTCTTGCCAATAAAGCACAGTTCTTTTTTCAGATACAGTATATCCTTTATTTATTACTTTGTCAATTTCATCTTCTTCTAATAATGTAATATCTTCAAGTGCTTGTTTTCGTTTACATTTTGGGCATTCATAAAATACATGAAGATGTGACTTAGGCAGATCCTCCATTATTTCAATGGGGACAGAAGAAATATCAATATTTGATTTAAAGAAATTTTCTTTAAGATGTGGATAAAATGTTAAAGTTTCTATATATGTGTTGCAATTACTACATTTAGTGTTCATAAGAGACTCCTTATATAAACTAATATAAACTTATATTACCATAAAAACTCATAAAAAATAAACAGAAAATACTTTTTATTTTTTGTTGTTATCTGTGATATAATTAATTTAATTGTCAATTATATATAAGGAAGAAAATGCTTATTAAAAAGAAAAAAGTTGCCCCCCCCGAATTAACAGATGCTAAACTCAAAGAATATATGAGTAATCGTATGACCTTCCGCAAGGAGCAATTTGTACTAGAACCTTCTATAGATTTCCCAAATGGGGGACTTTTCGGAGATTTATGTCAACAATGGCAGATAGATTATATATATGAGCCTATTGATAAAAGAGATGAGGATGGCTTTCCTACATATAGATTATTATATATAGGTTTACCAAAAAAGTGGGGGAAAACAGCTCTCCTAGGAGGGGAAGGTCTTGTTCAATTATTACTTTCCCCCAGACCCACCGAAGAGAATTATATCTTAGCAGGGGACAAATTTCAAGCCACATACTTATTGCAAAAAATTAAGGATTTTATTGCTCGTAATCCTAATTTTGTTGATTTATTTACAATATATAAAAATGAGATAATTGTAGAATCAACAGGAGCGATGATTCAAGTAATGAGTTCAGAAGCATCTTCTAAACAAGGACGTAACCCAGATTTTTACATATTTGATGAGTTTTGGAATCAACCCAATAGAGATTTATTTGATACCATGTTTCTTGGGCAAGCAGCTAAACCAAGTTCTCAGGGAATAATAATTACAAACGCTGGTTATGATAAAAAATCTATTTGCTGGGAAGTCCACGAGTTATGTAAGTCACAAGAATTCAAAAATTTCTATTTTTTTGAACCCACAGGTGTATTGCTTGATTCATTAAAAACTCCTTGGATATCTGAGCAATGGCTTGAGATAGAACGTAAATCAATGCCACCAAAAGTATTCAATAGATTTAGGAAAAACCTCTGGGTTGATGAGGGGGAAAACCCTTTTATGCCAGAAGAGGGTTGGGGATGTTTTAAAAATTTTATGTCAGAAAAATCAATATGTTATAATGGGCCTCATTATGTAGGAGTTGATCTTGGATTGAAAAAAGATGCAGCAGCTCTTACTGTTCTACATGGAGAACATAAAAAATTAGTTGTAGATCTTTATAGAAGATGGTTAGGAAGTTCTGAAAATCCTGTAGAAATATCTGAAATTGAAAAAGAGTTAATAATGATTCTTACAAATTTTAATGCTTGCGTATTGGTATGTGACCCTTGGCAATTGATGGGTACTATTCAAAGATTTAGGGCATCTGGTATTGAAGTTATTGAATATTATTTAACAGCAGAAAATATTGGTAAACTTAGTAGAAATTTGTTTTATCTATTTAAAAATCAAAGCATAGATTCACCAAGATATCCAAAACTTGAAGATGAATTAAAAGGTTTACAAGTTGTGGAAAAAAATTATGGTTGGAGAATTGATCATAGTGAGGATACAAGTAGCGACATCACAATGGGCCTTGGTATGGCTGCCGTAATCGCAATGCAAAGAATGATGGATCAATTTACTGGTAAAGATTTAGCGGATTTAGGATTTCTTGATCAATCCTCAATTTTCAGAGCAGGGGGAAAAAGGGATTTTATTGAGGTTATAGAAAATCCAAAAAGTATTAAGAAGGAAGAATTCTTTGAATCCCCAAAATTGCATCAGTTTATAAAACGACAATTTTAAAATGGGGAATCCAGATGGGAGAACATGGCTTACTAAAACTAAGGAACAAAAAGAAAAGGATATTCAAAAACATTTTTTTAAATCCCCAATTCCAGAACTTGAAAGAAGAATTAAACAATTAGAAAATTGTATAAAAATAAGCAGGAGTAAAATTGAAAAATATAACACTCTTATCAGACCTCTCCTTATACAGGAACAAACTTTATGCACAAAAAACAAGATTACGAAAATTAAAGAAGAAATTAAACAATTACAAATCGAAATTAAAAAGATTAAAGCAAAAAGAAGAAGAAGAAAAGACCGCAAAAAGATTAAAAAAAGAAAACAGTGGTTAGAATATCAAAAAAGTTTGTTGACTTTTGAGGAAATAATTGATATTATAAAAAGAGGGGTGTGAATGGAAGAGGAATATCCAGAAGATGTTGGGGAAGATAAAGAAGATGTTGGGGAAGATAAAGAAGATGTTGTATTAGAAGGAACCTCTGTTCAAGAAGATTCTGAAATTATGGAAGAAAATAAAATAGATACGGAGCCTCAAACAAAAAATCCCGTAGGACGCCCATTAGGTATTCCTGCTTCACAAGCACAAAAAGATGCTGTATCAAAGGCCGCAAAAGAATATCAAAGAAAACTGAAAGAAGGTTTAATTGAGAAAGAACCCTGGGAGGAGCATGGGGCCTACAGTTATTTATCCAGTGGCAGAGTTCCCAAAAAGAAAAGATATCTGCTTGAATTTGTTCATAAAGAAAGAGAGAAATGGCTCCAAGAACTTGGCGGGGAAGAAAATCTTAACAGTATAGAAATGAGCATGTTAGATGAAGCTTGTAGGTTATTATTATTTAGTTCAATGGTAAATGATTATTTATTATGCGATAAAGAAAGCAATATTTTATATAAAGATGATGCAGGGGATATCAAAATGCACACAGCCGTTTCACGGCATTATTTAAGTTTTACAAAGACATATATACAGATTCTTAAAGAGTTACAGAAAATTATAGCAATGAAACCTTCAGCAAAAAAGGGTGGGATGAAAAAAGATTCAGC